TGTGCCTTAGTTATGTATTCGTTTGCCATTTATCCTCCTGTTGAATAGAATCCACTGCCATTGAACTTGACAGGTGGTGCACTGTACACCCTTACCATTGGCTCATTACACCTATCGCAGTAAGGTATGATTTCTTCTTCAGTCATACCCCGACTGATTGTAATAGTGCTTGAGTCAATTTCACATTTGTATTCATAAGTAGCCATGTTGCCACTCGTTTCCATCAGTTGTATAGGTACCGCTACAGGTTCTACATGTGTATGTATTGTCACTCCAACTGTAGTTAGGTCTGCATGGGTGCCCTGCTAATAAATCCCATCCAATTAACGCAAGTAGTTGAGGCGAGCGAACAGTCACGCTTGGTGGTGTGTTAATCAGTACTGCTGATTGAATCCAACCACTAACATTAGGGAAGATGACAGAGTGTTCTGTAACTCCATTGTTAGGAGGATTAAACCTGTATGCTATCTCATTAGCAGGTGGCATAACTATCGCAGGGTCTCTGAATGGGTGCTGTTGAGGTGTACCTGCCTCGCGATAAGACTCTCGTGCACGCTGAAATATTGGTGAGTCAAAGTCTAGTAACCCACGCATTTCCATCTCGCGTTCGCGCTTCTTTATTACTTGGTGTAAGAACTCAGCCATCTGTTACCCCATCACTAGGGTGTGGAGCTGTGGCTAATGTGCCACACACTACACATTCCATTGTCTCTGTAAACCACATACCTATATCCCCCTCTTCATCGAACATTACTTTGACTAGCCATAACTGTGAGCCACAAGGACATACTGTGGTTGGTTCACCGCGTATGTCCATTGACTCTGAATAGTCATGACTAATATTATCTATGTGTTCACTCATTAGTAGTTACCATTCCTTTTCCAATGAGACCATGCATCGCATGGTGTGCCGTATCTGTAATAAATATAATCAAGACCACGCTCTATCTGTCGTGGTGCTGGTGTGTCAGGGTCAAGTCCCAACAGTTGTGGAATCCCACCCGCGTGCTTCCCCATCACGCGAACAGGATTGAAGGCATTAGGATTCCATGCGGATTCCTTACCCCACAATCTGTTGAGACAAGACCACTGATTATCTTGCCACTCGTTGAGTTTATCTCTAGCGTATGCCTTGCTATCTTCCTTACTCCAAGAGACTCGCACGCCTTTGTCTGTTGTGTCCGTGGGTGTCTTTGAGTTGTCGGTTAATAGCAGAGCTACTACTACGAGCAGTAAGAATGTTAGTGATTTCATGGTAATGTTGCCCTCACTCTATGTGCGAAGTTAATCATAGACCTGCGATTGTTCCATGTTAATGAAACATCTGCAAGTAGGACACGCTCACCAGGTAGTGAGCCACCCCAAATTCCGTTGTCTAAGTTCTCTCGTTTCATACCCTCATCAAAGCACTCGGCTTTGGTTGGGCATGCATTACAGATAGCAAGCGCGGTCTTTACATTAGCGATGCGTTGCTTGTACTCAGGGCTGTTTTCATTGACACGATTGTTCTCAATGTCGCTGTCAATGGACTCGCTAAACCATAGGTCAGGGTTCTCATGACCTGTGCATAGACCTTGCATTGTATCTCCTATCTCTCTAGTGCTTCCTCTAACATTTCGTCAAACTCTTCCTCAATAACTTCATCGTCCTCGAAGTCAGGGTCATTGAGTGGTGGTTCATAACTCATGCTTGTATTCCTTTCCTACCTCATACTCACTACATACAGCTTCGACTGCCATGTCTAAGTCTCTGCGTAAGCGTACTCTATCTGCTTCGTTTAGATGAGCAATCATCTCATCAGTTAGTTCAGCTTTCCATGTGCTCATAGTGTGTCCTCTCTCTTAATGTTAGTGAGCAGTTTCAAGTCATGCTCAGGACAGATTGTTAGGGTTGAAAGATTACATCTACATAACCGTTTAAGCGGTAGTCTGTAGCAAGTAATCCTTTCTTACCTGTAAGGTGCTTGTATGTGCCGTCTCCTAGTGAGACCCACATTGACTTAGCCTTGAAGCGGTTCTGCACTTCTTTAGCCTTGACGATAGTGCCCTTAGGCATGTGGTCTGACGAAGCTGCAGGAATGTTGGCCTCTAGTTCGTCAGCGATGATACGGATTTCCTCAACTAAGTTGAAGAGTGTTGATGTTGTGGACATTTGTTACCTCTCGTGTTGGTGTTACTCTGTATACACTTTGCATACATAATGTTAGTATGAGAACAAGTCGTAGTCTCTACGAGTTGTCCATTTAGCAGTGCTTGGAGTGTAGCACATACAGTTATGCACTACATCTGAGCAGTCGAAGCATAGCGTACATGTTGGGCAGTAGTACGGATTGTCATTAAGGTCTACAATTTCTAAGCAATACGGACATAGTTCATCAAGCTCTGAGTCGTCTAAGACTTCAGCAACATCTGCCCACTTTGATACAGTATCGTATTCATTATAGGTAGTGAGTACTGCTGGCTTGGTGTAGGTAGTACGCTTGTGACTCTGATTAGACCACCAGATACCTTCGTTATCCCATGTGCCTAAGTTCTCATTGACTAAGTACATGGGATACTTGGCGGTGGTACTGGTCGTGAGTATAGCAATCTTACTACCACTAGCCCACTTGGAAATCATGAGCCAAATAGTATCATCATCTAGTGCATTGACACCACCCAGTTTGGGTAGCGTGTCCTCTGCAAAGACTCGTGTGTCTGAACGGCGGTCGCCGTGTGGGATAGCAACATCTAACACACCATTGTGTGCTAGGTATGTGCCTTCATCATCACCGACTTGGAATGGGTGACAATTCTGTTCGTTCTTTACACCATGCGTGGCGTATCGTGCATGCCACATGGCGTAGCCGTTAGGATACTGCGCTCGCAGCTCCATGAAACGCTTGATAGATTTCTTTGCAGACATACTGCGTTCTGAGATAATCTTATCACCAGCGTGTATTGCGAAGCCGAAGCCATGCGGATTAGCGCAAGCACCAGCGTGCAAATCTGATTTACTTGGTGTGGAGTTTGGCTCACACACTACGAGTATGCACATAGTATCCTTTCTATGCTTCCATTATTTGTCGGTTAGTTATACTTGTGCTTGCAATCTTAGGCAAGCGTGAGTATAGGTCAGGGTATAGTCCATTGTTATCTCTGACATAATCAGCGAACCAATCCCATGTGAGTGCGCCTAGTTTAACATCATCTAAGCGTAACTCTCTCGTGTATTCGACTATTGCTTGTGTTAGGTCTAACGCGGATAGCACCCCGCTAGGGTTCATAGTACCCCTAAAGAAGCGCAGCTCCAGCGTATCCCTGTTCTGTGTATTGACCGCAGAGTATCTCTCTGTGGAGTTGCGTTGTGGATTTCCTGTCTTGTGCTTGAAGGACATGACTGGCTTGTCATACTCATCAAACTTATACACATCATTGAAGCGTGCGAAGTCGGTCTTGCGACCCGCAAACTTCATCATCATCTCACTATTGTGATAGATGAAAGCGATAAAGCGGTGCGTGTGTGCCCCACTATTGAACCCTGCACGACTCACATGAATGTGCAGTCCGCAAGTCGTGGTATCCCATGACCTAGCGTAGTGGTCAGTACGCAGTTTATCTATGGTAGTCCATAGTAACTTAGAGTTATCTCTGTACTCTGTATGAGAGTGTGGTTGAGTAACTAACTCGAAGCCTGAGTATCCGTCTCGACCTATACTAGCATCAGATTTAAGGATAGCGATAGGGTCGAGTGCAGTAGAAGCAAACCTTGCAGCTTCTTGCAGTCCGTCACTACCACTTCTAATTTCCATCTCTAACTCGAAGCCTAGATACACACCCTTGCTGGAGTGACCCTTGAAGGTGAGGTTAGGCTTGCATGAATAGTTATGGATAAAGCCACGACAACCGCAAGGTTGGCGCATGCTACCGCTACCATTACTACACTCGCACTCGTTACCATTCATGCGGTACTCGTCACAGTCCTCACAATAGTAACACTCTGACTCGTAGCAAGACTCGCAGTAAGTACTATCCTCTACATAGTAATTAGACCAGTAGTCAGGATAAGACTCACTACAACCTTCGCAGTAGAATGTATTGTTCTCATAGCATGGAGTACACCATTGACCACGACCGATTGTGTGGGTGTCGTCTCTGTGTGTAGTAGTCGAGCAATTCTCACAGTACATGGCACACTCTGAGCAATAGATACTATCCTCATTCGTGAGTGCGTCATCATTAGCCATGAGAGCGTTGCACGACTCACAATAGAGTGTGCAATCTGCACACACTATGTCTCCGTCGTCCATTGTGCGTTGCTCGTCCTCGGGAATTACACCCGAACAGAACGCGCAGTTTATCTCATCAGACATAGGCTCACCTATCTCTATACTCTAGCGGGCTTTCCGCTAGTGTGGTTGTCAATAATAGCATTGGCAATCTTAGAACGCAGCTCCTCGGTCTCTATTACTAGAACCTTGAAGCCGTTGCGTTGGTGTGTGTCTTGTTGCATGCGTAGTGCCATGCGTATGACCTCAACCTCTCTAGGTGTGAGGTCTAATAGTAGATTATCATTCATACTTTAACCCACTTTCCGTTGATTTTAATTTGTCCAAACAGTTGAGAGTCTATCCAGTTTTCAGCCTTAAGCACCCAATCGGTATCCCAATCGTCATGCTTTAGGCTTAGTCTGTAATTCTCTAGTAGGGCTGAAATTGTTTTGGCTTCATGTATCGTAAGTGTAATCTTGCGAGACTCACGCCATTTCATCTTAGCCTTGTAAATAGGGTTAGGAATAAGCAGGTTGCCGTTGCTATCGTGTCGCATTACCGATTATCTCTCGGACTGTGTGCGAGATTTCCTCGTTAGCGTGGCGGTTTGCCATAGCTTTGCGAAATGCGTCAAGCATTATGGGATTGAGTTTGTTATCGTGCGTCATAGTAGCCCTCGTACCTACGGAGTCTGCGTTCTAAGACATAGACTCTACGAAATGCCACTAGCAACACCATGTTCACCGATAGCAGGGCTATCATCAAGGCGAACATGTCACTAGTAGATAGTGTCATGCGATTACCTTTCTAGTCAATTCATGCTGGTTTGCATGAGTGCCACGCTGGGTCATGAACCCTCGTAGCCTATCGCTAGGCGTGGCTAATCTTAGTTATCGTCTAAGTGTATCGAACCCATTTCACGCATGAGTTTATCCATGCGTTCTTGCAATTCGATAGCCTTGTGGTCTTGCGGGCGTACTGTGTGCGCTTGCTTAGGCTTGCGCTTAGCTTGTGGCTTGTGTGGCTTACCCTTGCGAGCGCGTGGCTTGCGAGGTTTGGCGGGCGTGGCGGGAATAACTAAGGTTTCCCCGTTTGGTTTGGTTATGGTGATTTCACTAACACCATGCTTAGACTGTGCCCATGCGCGAGTAGCGCGGGGCTTGTGTGGCATGGTCATGAATGAAGCCATGATTTATCTCCTATCTAGTCGGTTTGGTAACGCGTGGATAGACGGGGGTTTCCCCCCGCCTACCCGCGAACCCTTATTTCCCCCTACATAGGGGAAACTCGGTTTCGATTTATTTCAATTTATCGACTAGCGAAAATCATGACTCCTGTTCGCCATTCTCGCGGGTTTCGGGTATCCTCAACCTTAGAGAAAATGCAGACTAATTAGGTCTAATTTTCTAGGGTACGACTGCCTTTTATTACCGAGTAAAACTAGGTACTAATCGGATACCCGACTTTCCACTAACTCGGTGAATAACGCTTGCTCACCCTTACGAAACAAAATTTACACTAGGGCAGCTCGAAAACCTAATCGAACCCACGCTCAACACAAAAAAAGTTTTGTGATACCCGTCACACCCCCATGTGATTTGAGTCACACTTACCCATTCTGCCCGCGTGTCGGTTTGACTACTGCAGCTCGAAGTGGTACGCGATTATTAAACTAGGGCAAAACGGACATTCCCTGCACCTACCATTCCCGCGCCATAAGCGCAAGGGTTTAGCCCTATGATTTAGCTCACATAGTAATCCCCGCTAATCCTGAGAGTTTGCTGAGAGATTACTGAGAGAGCCTAACCCTAGTGTGATGCAGGTCACACCTAGTTAGTCTGAGAGTTTGCTGAGAATTATCTGAGATTTATACCCCCCCTACTTTTCTGAGAATTAACTGAGAGTCGGCTGAGAATAGATAGGTCGGTGGATAGTCGGTAAGTAGATAAATACTTATAGCGGTTTATAGATTTATCTCTATGTCGATTTATCGACAATTTATGACCCCACATGCTAAAAAATAGGTTCGAGGGGGGCTTATAGTATCCCATAAAAAATTTCTGTTATATTTACCCCCCTCTCACTATAGGTCAGTTACCGCCTAATTATAGCCCTGACCAGGGCTTATAAAAATATATTACATTTGGTTGTTCGTTTTTACGATTTGAACAGGTTATCTTATATGTATAGAAATACATATACGGAGTCGCTCCGTTTAAGACTCCGCGACTCTTATATATTA